TTTGCTCGCTTGATGTATGCTTCCTGCTTGTCCTCGGGCTGCTTCTTGATGAGCGACCACGCAAAGTTCTTCTGCTTCTGCGATGGCTGACCGGGTGCGGCTGACGGGCTGCTGCCCTGCTTGCTGATTGCCTGTGCGACTTCATCGGCTGAGGCATATTCTGTCCCGGCGTAGCCTGCGGCTGCCAGAGCGCGTCCGATGGCGCTTGTCTCTGCGTTCTCTAATGCACTCGTGCTGTTAATGCCGCGCTGAGATCGCTCCTCCTCGGCGTAACCAGTAGCCACTACGCGACCCTGCGGGTCTGTGATAACGGCTCGCATGATAACCGTCTGTGCGTCAACGGCGTAGCATTGGGTCTCGATACCCCATCCATCATCGATGGGGTAGTTCTCACGAAACTCGCTCACTCGGAGCGCCACGGTCTTGTACTGCTTTCCGTGGATGTTGACGATACCGCTCATTGTGTCACCTCCTGAGTGTTGGAATGATTACGCTCCACGATCTCAATGGAGTCCCTGATGCCTTGTGCTCGCCCTGCCTCGTACACCATCCGAAGGGCGGTACGTACGTTCAGGTCCGTCTGTTGTGGACTGTACTGGTCGAAGGCGATTGCCTGCCGGACGCTCTGCATCGCCTTGTTGATGGCGGTTTCTTTGGTCATGCTCATCGTGTCACCTCGTCGAACTCTCTAAGCAAGGCAGCCATGCGGTCGAGGCTGCGCTGAAGTGATGTGGTATCAATCGTCCGCAGTTGAGGTATCTCCTTCTGCTCCTTCCACATCTCGTACTGCTCGTCGGCAATCTCGTCGTAGTAGGCGTCGAAGTTGTCTGTCTCTCTCTGTGTCATTGTTTTGGTAAGGTTGTGCCGCCTTACGGGGCAGCGGGGTTTTTAAGGGATTGAATTATAGATAGGAAGCAATTTTGGGAGAGGCGAAGGTTATCACGCCCATCCAGTCATCGGAGCATCGGTCAATTTTGCCCGCCGAGTACAGGTTGCGAAGGTAAACGAAGTGTGATGCAGGCGCTTTCTTGAGGTCAATCTCAATGGCGTTGCCTTCAAGAATAGCAGCATCGACAAGGGCAATAAACTCATCCCGGGTATTAAGCGGCGAAGGTGCGATAGTAGTCTTATTCATTGTCTCTCTCGGTTTGTGATGGCTTGCGCCGTTATGTTGATACAAAGGTCGCGCTTTATTTTGACAAATGCGCTGCCTTAACAATCATTTCACAATCAGCCCCGAAGGTATCGGTACGTATACGTCTTGCGGCGGTAGGGTCCGGCGTACACCGAATCATCGCGCTCTATCTGTCCTGCGTCATGCAGGTTTGTGATCGCTCGCCTAACGCTCGTGATGGGTACATCGCCACGCAGGAATGTCTTGATGGTCCACGCATGGATAGACGTGTTGGGCATGGACCTGAACAGGTCAAGGATGCGCTTCGTCTGGGATGCGGCTGACCGTCTGGCGGTTGCCAGTTCTTCGCCGGTCTCTCTCGTTGTGTTGTAGTACATCAGTCTTTCTTGGTTAGTTGTACGTTGTTCTCATCAAGCAGCCTATTCAGCATGGCGATGTCATCGCCTGTGAACCTTGTGCCGCATGGTGGCTTTTCTCGTTTCGTCATCAGGAGCGCCATGATCCATGTAAAGACCGAGGCGGTCAGGAAGCCTGATATGAATATGGTCAGTTCGTCATAGTCCATTTTGTATTCTGGAATGTGGTATACAATCGTGCTTGTATACAATCGTGTTTGTAGTGTAGGTGGCTGCTTTTGTGTAGTGCTATTTCATCCTATTTGAAGATATAAGCATCATTTCCTGTGCCTTCTCGTCATTTTTGATGCTCACGCGATTTGGAATTGGAGCGCCGATGTACTGATCGCCGCTTCTCGTATCGCCGCTCCCAGAAGGTGACGGGATCTTCGTCCTTGCACCAGTCAAACCACCATCCGAGGTCGCTGTCTTTCTCGCTGACGTAGTGGCAAATATCGAGCAGGTCGTTGTCTATCTTGAGTGCCATTATCCGACGATGGTTCTGATGATGAAGTAAGAAGCGCCGATCAGGATGCCCCAGTAGAACACCTTGTCTGGGATGTCAAACAGGCGCTCAACCTTGCGAAGTAGTTGTGTCTTTGTCATTGTTCTCTCTCGGTTTGTGTTATCGGAAGCATTTAGTGGGTAGGTTTTGCCTAATTACTTCCAACCTCGGTTTGTGCCGCCTTACGGGGCGGCGGGTGATGTTTGCGACCTTCAGATTGCTGCCTACTGCAACGGCTTGTGATCCTCTAAGGAGATCTTCTGCATATCTACAATCTGATCCCACTCATACTCCTCTTCTTGTCGGAAGAGATAGATCGCCTCGTCATGGTTGCGGACCTTGTAGTCCTGCCACCCGCCATATCCAAATGATGACTCAAAGGTTATTCTTACCCAGTATTCATCTTGTGACTTGATGTCATCAGACTGCATAAGCGGATACTTGCTCTTGAGCGGATACTTGATTTTGCTCATTTTCTCTCTTTGGGTTGTGCCGCGTTACGGCGCGGCGGTTCGAGGTGTCTGCCTCGTCAGCACCGGGAGACAATCCCCGGTGGACGGTCTTACGGGACCGTTTCGGCTTAATCGACCCATCCCATTTCTTGGCATTGCTCAAGCCAAGCCTTGCGGTTTGCCTCCCGAGATGCCTCTTCAAGCAAGCGGCAAGCCTCCCACACGAGATCAAACGCCTTTCCGAGTGGTCCAAACTCAAGCGATGGAATCTCGGCAGTTAGGAGGTTCATTGCGTTGCGTATCTCACACTCTGTTTTCATTAACAGGAGGTGCTGCTCTTTCATGGTCAGTTCGTTGTCGCTCATTGTCTCTCTCGGTTGGTTATGGCTCGCGCCGTTTGTTGATGCAAAGGTCGGATTTTTTTTTGACATATGCACAACCCTTAACAAACACTTCACACAAATAGACCACTCAACATGGAATGAGCGGTTTGGTGGATAAGATGCACCCAGATTGTCTTGAACCAATCGCGCTCTCGCGTTTACTATTGACTCGGCTGATGCGACAGGTGTCCGTGGTGATGGAAGCGGAGCCGTCTGAGGCGCAGGAGGTCAACCGGAACACGTTGGGGATGCAGGCAACGAATCCCGAACAGCACACAGGGGCAGCGTTCTTCCGGCTCTATATATAACCCCTGTTGTACCCTTTTGAAATTTAGGGTTGGCACACCGTATCCTGAGAGACAAAACAAAACAAATCCAAAAAGAAGCCATACACGGCACATGGCGAAGGATTGACGGTACTGCCGAGAGAGGCTACATTCATAGAATGAATATGGAAACACTCAAGCCCAGCCAGATCGACGCGAAGGCGATTGGCTATATACAGAGAAGGCTAAAGAGAACGCTCACCTACAACGAAAAGGTGGCGCTCGTCGGCAACATCGAGCCGGGTTCAGGGCAGGAGTTCAAGGATACCGTGGACTTCTGGTTCGAGCATGGGCTGTCGTTCGAGGGCAGGGAGAACATGGAGGACTTCCGTACCAACTACCTGACGCGATGCGCTGACCGCAGGGAGCGCGAGTGGGCAAAGGAAAAAGCACAACTACACAACACCAAGATCATTGACCTTTTCGACGCTGGCGCATGAAGCAGAGATGCTATGCCACAAGATCACCGGTATGTCCATCGCTCAATGGGAGAAGCATATAAGGACACGCAGGGAGAGAGCGCTGCGATCTGGGAAACTGCATGGACTTCCCATATCAGCATATCAGCGCAACGAGTGGATCGAACTGTACGACCTATCGCCTGAACACTTTGAACTGGTCTGTATCAATCGCGATGGTGGATACGACACCAACACCTTCGTCAAAGCCGAGAACAGGGCAAGGCAATCGTTAGGAGACACAGCCAGACCGGGTGAGGCGCTGCCCGTACCCAACGTCGAGGATGTATCCGACCATTGGTGGTCGCACTATGACCGCAACCAGAAGTCGCAGATACCACGATGCACCAGTATAATAGGCTATCGCTTCCGTGGACTTAGCAGCACGAACACGTAAACCGCCGGAGCGTTATAATTGCATGGACAAGATCAAACCACACCCGCCGGAGCAAATACCCGTTTCGGCACTACTACCACCAACCGTACTACCTACGATGATTAAGAAACTACTCGACCGCCTGAAAGAAGCATCTACATGGGCAGGTCTCGCCATCATCGCACAGTTCTTGCCCATTGGCGTTGAGGACTTGCAGGTAATCTGGGAAGCCGTAACCGCTCTTGCTGCCGTTGCCGCCATGCTGATTCCAGAAGGCAAGCCTGAAAAGGAAGCCGAGCAAGGATGAACGCACCCGAGTACATCATCCTGCATACCCTCGCCTTTGATGGTGAGGCAGGTATTGATCGGGTCCGTCGTTGGCATCTCGACAAGGGATGGTCTGACGTTGGATACCACTACCTGATACGTAGGAGCGGTGCGCTCGAAACAGGAAGGGCAGAGGATGAGCAAGGCGCTCACGCGCTCGGATACAACAACCGAAGCATAGGCATTGCCTTCGAAGGTCATGGAGACCATGAGATGTGGACGATGCCGCAAGTGTTGCAGGCTGTCAAACTGTGCGACCGCTTATCCGATCTGTACGGCATAGCGCCACACAACATACTCGGACACCGCGAGACGGGAGCCAAGAAAACCTGCCCCGGGACCAAGATCGACATGGACGCCTTCCGCGCCCTGTTCTTCCATTGTATACCAGAGGACTGATGCCAATAGTAAAGAAGCCGGACGGATGGTACTGGGGAAGCCAAGGACCATTTGACACACGAGAAGAAGCCGAGCGGGTAGCACGAGCGGCATACGCCAACGGCTACGGTGCAGGCGAAGAACGAAAACCGATCACACGCAAAGGATGAGCAAGAGAGTGAAGATCGCTGACCTGAAGTTCGACCCTGAAAACGCTCGCGTAAGAACGGCGAAGGGCGAGGCAATGATACAGGAATCCCTACGGCAGGTCGGAGCGGCTCGCTCTATCGTCATCGACGAGAACGGGACTATCCTTGCAGGGAATGGCACCGTCGAAGCAGCGGGTCAGATCGGCATCGACAATGTGGTGATCGTCGAAGCATCTGGGGATGAGATCATTGCCGTACGCCGCAAGGGGCTGACGGACGAGCAGAAGAAGAAACTGGCGTACTACGACAACCGCACAGGAGACGAAGCCGAATGGGACATGGAGCAGGTGGCTCGTGACCTCTTGGGCGGGCATGACTTCCTTGACGAGTTGTTTGACGAAGTAGAATTGCCCGACGAATTGGAAATTGGGTCAGAAGATCAATCGCATCTGTTGGACGATTCTTACGAAATTATTGTGACCTGTACCGATGAGGCAGATCAGTCAAAATTGCTTGATGAGTTTGAACAAAGAGGTATAGAATGTCGAGCAATTTTTTAGAACTGAAAACAAAGATTGAGCGCACATCACGCATTGCCCAACTCGAAGGCATTTTTGATGTGCCAAAGGCATCTGAGTCATCGGTAAAAATACCCAAAATACCAGACTCGTTGGGTGAATGGACTGTTGGGCTGATTGTTGGTCATTCTGGATCAGGCAAAACCAGCGTCGCTCGTGAAAAGTGGGGCGATTGCATTGTTGACGAATACGAATGGGACAACAACAAATCAATCGTTGATTCTTTCGATCAATCGCTTTCGATGCGAGAAATAACTGGCGCCTTGTCAAGCGTTGGTTTTTCCTCCCCGCCCTCATGGATGCGCCCTTATCGCGTTTTGTCAAATGGCGAAAAGTTTAGGGCAAACATGGCTCGAGCATTGGTTGATGAAAGAGAACTGATTGTCATTGACGAATTTACTTCAGTCGTTGATCGACAGGTGGCAAAAATCGCATCAACAGCCATACAAAAGGCGTTTAGAAAGAAAGGCAAGAAATTGGTGGCTGTTTCTTGTCATTATGACATAGCAGAATGGTTGCAACCAGATTGGACATACGAACCAACAACCGGCACGCTTGCGCGTGACTGCCTTCAACGACCTCAAATTGACATCACCATACAACAAGTTGATCGTTCAGCGTGGCAGTTATTCAAAAAGCATCACTATCTGAGCAGCGACATCAATAAAGCAGCAAGATGCTTTGTTGGGTTTGTTTGGGATCAGCCTGCTGCTTTTATGGCTGTGTTGCCTTTTCCTCATCCGCGAAGAAGTGGTTGGCGCGATCATAGAACGGTTTGCTTGCCTGATTTTCAAGGTGCCGGAATAGGTAACGCCATGAACGCGGCAATTTGCTCAATTTATAGAGCAACGAGAAAACCTATGTTTTCCACCACATCTCATCCAGCAATGATATACAGCAGATCACGGTCTAAAAACTGGAAGATGACATCTAAACCTCGCTTCGCGCCAAAACATAAGGGAATAAAGCAAATGGGATCATCTAACAGGAAAACAGCAGGTTTTGAGTACGTTGGGAAGCCTGATTATGAATCTGCCAATCAACTTGGTCTAATAAAGATTTAACGGTATAAAAAATGCCATCACAATATACGAAAGAGCAATTTCTAGCAGCCATACAGGGAAGCGGTGGGTACGTGTCGCTGATTGCTGATCGTGTTGGTTGCAGTATTCCCACCGTTTACGCTTGGAAAGACCGCGAAGAAGAAATAGCGGAAGCAATAAAGCGGGAAAAGATCAAGCAGGTGGACTTTGCCGAGGGCAAACTTCAGTCCTTGATAAAACAGGAAAACCCGACCGC